GCCATCTTTCTGCATTGTCGAAAGTCACCGAGGGCCCCCCACATCCGCCACGTTGGCCCCTGTTGGCCTCTGACGGACCGGGCTCGCAAGCACTTCATCACTCGATCTTGCCGGCCAGCACGCATCAATCTAAGCAGACCATCCAGAATGTTCGGAACGTTTCCGCAGGTCATGGCGCTGTAGCCGTTACATCGCTAGGCTCCGCTCCATGCGCCGCTGTCATAACTGCTTCGTCGAGCTCAGTCCCCTGGTGCGTGGCGACGCCCGCTACTGCTCCACGCGCTGCCGTGTCGCCGCCCATCGAGACGCTCGCCGGCACCACGGCTACCGCCTCCCCGCCGAGCTGCTCGAACAGGACCGCTGGATTCGACGCACCATCAACAAGGTGCCGCTGACCATCGAAGGCGTCGCTGCGTCGTCGACCGACCCGACCACCTGGTCGTCATTCGACGAGGCAGCGACATCGACAGTCGGCGCCGGCCTTGGCTTCGTGCTCAACGGTGACGGGATCGTCTGTCTCGACCTCGATCACTGCTTCGTCAACGGCAAGCTCACCCGCACCGCCGCCGACCTCGTCGCACGCTGCAGCAATACCTACATCGAGCTCTCGCCATCGGGCGAAGGACTCCACATCTGGGGACGCGCCAACCTTGGCTTCCGCGGTCGCAAGATCGGCGACGTCGAGGTGTACGGCGACGCCCGCTACCTCACGATCACCGGCGACGCGTTCGGAGCAAGTCGTCGCCTCGCCCCGCTCGGCAAGGTGATCTCACAACTCTGACGAGGTGACCATGGCGCGTACAGGACGCCCACCCGTTCCGACCGAGATCAAGCGCAAGCGCGGAACCGCTCGCAACGATCGCACACCCAACCTCGGCACCCTTGCCGCAGTCCCAGCCGTCGAGTTCGAACCCCACGAGCTCGACCCAGCCGAGACCTTCAATCTGGTCATGTCCGGCGGACGCACCTGGCTCGCGCAGACCGATTCGATCGCACTGTCGATGCTGCGCGAGTCGCTCGAAGAACGAGCGGCCCTGCGCGCCGTAGTGATCTCGTCACAGTCACCAGACGCCCGCAAGGCGCTTCGCGATCTTGACAAGCAGATCATCGGCCAGTTGTCAGTGCTTGGATTCGACCCTGCCGCCCGTGCACGTCTCGGGCTGGCCGAAGTGAAGGCGGCGACCAAGTTGGAGCAGCTCCGCCAGAACCGTGGCTAAGACCACCGGATGGCCACCACGATGGTCGACCCTGTCGCCAACGACACGGACCCGCACACGCGGCAACCTCGTTGCTGACTTCGTCAACAACTATTGCCGGATCACCAAGACCTCGATCGGTGGCTCGGCCGGCGAACTCATCAAGGTTCGCCCCTGGCAGCACAAGCTTCTCGACGGCCTGTTCGCCGAGGATGCCGATGGCCGTCTGCGTCACCGGTCCAGTCTCGTCGGCCTTCCACGCAAGCAGGGCAAGTCCGCACTCGGTGCTGGCATCGCCCTGTGGTCACTGTTCTGCGGTGACGATGGCGGTGAGGTCTACAGCTGCGCCGGAACCAGAGACCAGGCACGCATTGTGTTCGGAACCGCCAAGCGAATGGTGGAGCTTGACCCTGAGCTGTCATCGCTGGCCAAGGTCTACCGCGACGCGATCGAGGTGCCGGATTCCGGCTCCGTCTATCGAGTGCTGTCCCGAGAGGCCGGCGCTTCGGAGGGCCTGTCGCCAACTCTCGTCGTGTTCGACGAGGTACACGTCCAGCCCGACGACGAGCTGTGGAACGTCATGTCGCTCGGCGCCGGTGCACGGCACGAGCCGCTCATGCTCGGGATCACGACCGCAGGTGCTCGCACCGACGCTCGTGGCCAAGACTCGCTGTGCTACCGGCTGTACCAGCACGGTCGACGCGTCGCCAGCGGCGAGGTCGACGATCCAACCTTCGCGTTCTATTGGTGGGAACCCAAAGCCGGCGCCGACTCGGATCACACCGATCCCAAGGTGTGGGCCGAATCGAACCCTGGACTCGGCGATCTCAACTCCATCGAGGATTTCCAGTCCACCCTGGTACGAACGCCGGAAGCGGAGTTCCGCACCAAGCGCACCAACCTGTGGGTGACCGGATCCTCGTCGGCCCTACCGCACGGTGCATGGGATCGGCTCGCCGAACCCGACCGAGTCATCGATCCAGACGTCGACATGATCCTCATGGCAGACGGCTCATGGTCAGGTGACTCGACCGGCATCGTTGCGTTCACAGTCGAGGAACGCCCATACCTGTGGGTCGTCGACCTATGGGAGAAACCAGCCGATGAGAACGGCTGGCGTGTCCCAATCGCCGACGTCGAAAACGCAATCCGCACCGCAGCTCGCACCATGCCACTCATCGAGATCGGTATGGATCCGTTCCGCTGGCAACGCTCCATGGCTGTCCTCGATGACGAAGGACTGCCGATGCTCGAATACCCAATGGGCTCAGTCGAGCGGATGGTCAAGGCGTGGAAAGCCTTCTACGACGCAGTCTTGGATGGCGGGTTCACTCACTCCGGCGATCCACGCCTGGCACGTCACGTCGACTCCATGGTGCTCAAGATCGACAGTCGCGGCGCTCGTCCCACCAAAGAGCACCGCGCATCAACTCGCCACATCGACCTCGGAGTCTGCGCCGTCGCCGGACTCGAACGGGCGATCTGGCACGCAACCCACTCGCCCGATGCGACGCCAACGCCGCAGATCATCGACCCATGGAGCCTCGCAGATGCGTGAGATCGTCACCACCATCGCCGAGGTTGCCGGAGGCGTTCTGATCGTCGCAGGCATCGCGTGCGTGTCGATCCCCGCAGCACTCGTCGCTGCCGGTATCGGCTGCATCCTGTTCTCCTGGTCGGTGACCCGATGAGCCTGTTGTTCGAGAAGCGAGCCACACCAGACCCGCTCCGCCCTGACGGCTTCGTCATCGGGTCGAACTGGACCGGCGAGAACGTCACGACCGAGACCGCACTTGAAGTCTCGACCGTGCTGTCGTGCGTGTCGCTGCTGGCCGACTCCGTCGCCGCCCTGCCACTCCGTGCGGTCCGCTACGTCGGAGACCGCACCGAGCAGCTTCCGGTGCCGAGATGGCTGTCGAACCCAGGCCCGACCCTCACCGGCTACGAGCTCATCCACATGATCGTCTCGTCGCTCGCGCTGCATGGCAACGCCTACGTCTTCGTCGACTTCCGCAACGGTCTGCCAGCGTCGCTGACACCGTTGCATCCCGACAACGTCAACGTCACCATCACTGCCGGCCAGCGCACCTACAGCGTTGCCGGTAGGCCGGTGCCCGCCGACAACATGATGCACCTGCGCTGGTTCACCCCTCCGCAGGCAGCCAAGGGAATCTCACCGATCCACACCCAGCGCACCACCATCGGCCTCGCGTTGGCCATGGACCGTCACCTTGCTCAGTGGTACGGCGAAGGTGGCACTCCGTCATCGGTGCTCGAAACCGACACCGAAATGTCGGTCGAGGCAGCCAAAGTGCTGCAGGCAACGTGGGAGTCACAGCATCGACGCCGCCGTCGCCCAGCCGTACTGGCAGGCGGACTCAAGTGGAAGGCCGTGTCGCAGTCCGCTGCCGACATGGAGCTCAACGCCACACGCGAAGCGCAGATCGCTGAAATCGCCCGCATCTTCCGCATCCCGGCGCACATGATCGGATCCAAGGGTCCGTCGCAGACGTACCAGAACATCGAGCAGGCCGGCGTCCAGTTCGTCACCTACACGCTGCTCCCCTGGTTGCGTCGCATCGAAGAAGCGTTCAGCGAACTCGCCACCCGTCCCACCATCGTGCGATTCGACACCTCCGAGTTCTTGCGTGCCGACACGATCAACCGTTATCGCGCCCACCAGCTCGGCATCAGTTCAGGATTCCTGACCCCGAACGAGGCACGCGCCGTCGAAGGGCTCGAACCCTACGAGGGCGGCGACGAGTTCGTCATGGCCCTGCCTGGTGCGCCGATGGCCGGACCCGGTGCCGACCCCGCACCCGCCGGCATCGACTCACAACCCCCGCTCTAGGAGATCCACATGGCCGAGACGCGCGGCATCGACGACGGCATCTATCCGTTCGAGCCGATCCAGCGAGACCTCTACGACAAGCTCGAATCGGTTGCCGAGACCTTCGGGATGTTCGACCAGGGCACCGGACCCCAGGGCGCGCACTACATGACCGAGAACCCGTTCGCGGATTCTGGGATCGCATGTTCCAACTGTGCGTTCTACGACGGGCCACGCGCCTGCGAGATCGTGGCCGGCGACATCGACCCGAACGCTGCATGCAAGTTCTGGATCATTCCCAACGCACTGTTGACCGGCGAGGCGCAGGGGCCTGCCACCGACCCCACGGAAGGCCCCATGTCAGACACCGCCCCTGTCCGCTACACCGTCCTCGAAGCAGAACAGCGTCGCATCGGTGGTCGCGACGTCGAGTTCCGAACCGTGGAAACCGGAGCGATCGAGCTGCGTGAAGCAGCCGATCCGAACGCTGCACCCGTGCTGCGTGGCTACGCCGCCGTGTTCGACTCACCATCAGAGCCGCTGCCGTTCATCGAGACCATCGCACCAGGCGCGTTCAAGCGTTCGCTCAACTCGGGCCGCGAAGTTCGTGCGTTCGTCAACCACAACACCGACGCCCCCTTGGCAACCACCAAGAACGGAAGCCTCAGCCTCGGTGAAGACCAGCGTGGCCTGCTCGTCGAGATGACCTTGCCGAACACGACCCAAGCACGCGACCTCGCCGAGCTCGTCCGCTCCGGCGTCGTGCACTCCTGGTCATTCGGCTTCTCGGTCCCCCGAGGCGGAGACGAATGGATGGCCGCAGACCAGCGCCAATTGCGCGAGGTCATCCTCCACGAAGTCTCAATCGTCACTGGATTCCCGGCCTACCCAGGAACCGAAGGTGCGCAGGTGCGCACCGCAGAAATCGTCGACGACGAAGCCGTCGAGCAGGACATGGTCCCGCTCGCGATCCGTCGCCGCATGTTCGAGCTCAACGCCAAGCGCTGAGCCCGTATCGCAGCTCGGAGCCCTGCCCGGACCGCCTACCGCCGGCGGCACCACCAGCGGACACCACCTGCGCCCACCCAAACCCAACAACCCCGAAGGAGTGCCCCATGAGCGACGAGCTCATCAAGCACCTCTCGGAGCAGCGAGCCGTCGCGTGGGAGCAGGCCAAGGCCCTCCTCGACGACGCTGCCGCCGAGAACCGCGATCTGTCGGCTGAGGAAGCCGAGCAGTTCGACCGCATCAACGCTGAGATCGACGCCCTCGACGGACGTCGCAGCAAGGTCATCGAGACCGTCGAGCGCGACCGCGCGATCGAGGAGAGCCGCACCCGTCTGGGTCTGCCGCTCGACCTCGGTGGCGAGCGTGCCGCTGCGGTCCCGACCGATGACGACACCATCCGTGCCCTTCTCAACGGCGAGATCCGCAACGCACAGTTCACCCGTGCGATCGGCACCTCGACCAGCGGTGGCTCGGTGGCGACCGGCGTCTACGACCGGATCGTCGAGCACCTGGTGCAGACCAACGTCGTGCGCGGCGTGGCCAACGTCATCACCACCCAGAACGGCGAGACGCTGAACGTCCCGACCTCGACGGCGTTCTCCACGGCGTCGATCGTCGGCGAGGCTTCGCAGGCGTCGCCCTCGGACCCGACCCTCGCCAACCGTGCCCTCGGCGCCTACAAGTACGTCGTCCTCGTGCAGCTCTCCAACGAGCTCGCGACCGACGCGTCGGTGGACGTCGCCGGGTTCCTCGCCCGTCAGGCCGGCACCGCCATCGGCGTCGCCACCCGCGGCCACATGACGACCGGCACCGGATCGGGCCAGCCCACCGGCATCGTCACGTCGTCGACCGCTGGCAAGACCGGCGCGACCTCTGTCTCCGGTGCGTTCACCGGAGACAACCTCATCGACCTCCGCTACTCGGTCGGCGCGGCGTACACCGCCCAGCCCGGCTGCGGCTGGATGATGAACAACACGGCCATGGCCGCTGCTCGGAAGCTCAAGGGTTCGTCGAACGATCACTACCTGTTCGCACCGGGCCTCAACGGCGATCCCGACACCCTGCTCGGCTTCCCGGTCTACATCAACGACTCGATGGCGTCGCCCGCGACGTCGGCGAAGTCGGTGCTGTTCGGCCACTTCCCGAGCTACTTCGTGCGTGAGGTCAACGGCATCGACGTCGCCGTCAGCGACGACTTCGCCTTCGACTACAGCGTCCGCACCTTCCGCGTGACGCTGCGCACCGACGGCCTGCTCGTCGACCAGACGGGTGCCGTGAAGCACTTCGTCGGCGGCGCGAGCTGATCGTCGCAGTGACCGTGGGCCCCTGGATCAACTCCGCCTTGATCCAGGGGCCCACACCATCAAGTCCCAACTCTCAGCAGGAGAACCCCTAATGCGTATTCGTCAGCTCATCGACATCTCCGGCACGATCGACGGAGCCGAGTGGCCAGGACGCGGCGAGGAACTTGACCTCCCCGACCACGTCGCCACCGACCTCATCGCCAACGGATACGCCGAAGCCGTCGCCGCTCGCAAGACCACCAGGGCCGAGACCGCAGCGATCGATCCGGTGGACGAGACCGCAGCAGCTCCCAAGCCGCGCGCCCGCCGCAAGGACTGACCATGGCGTATCTCACGGCAGCCCAGGTGCGTAGCCGTGTCCCCGTGCTGGCCAACGCGACGACGTACCCAGACAGCGAACTCAACAACCTCGTGTCGGAGTTCACCGACATCGCTGAGCGCTATCGCAACGTAGCGTTCGAGCCGCGCACCGTCACGGGCGAAATCATCACGCGCCCCAACGACATGCAGCAGCTCGGCCACGCTCCGGTCAGAACGGTCACCGCCATCAGTGTCGACGGCACCGCAGTCGGTGCCAGCGATCTGGCCAAGGTCATCATCGACGGTCCGACTGGAATGATCTCGAACGGACCGTGGCGCAACGCACGCCAGATGACGGTCACCTACACCCACGGACTCGACGCCCCATCAGAGACCCTTCTGCGAGCCTGCGCCGAATACGTCCGTGCCATCGCCTTCTCCACCCGCTCCGGTCAATCACGCGACGTGATCGCTCAGTCGATCGACGGATCGTTCACCAGGTACTCGACGCCCGACTGGAACCGTGGCCGACCGACCGGCTTCCTTGAAGTCGACCGGCTGCTGAACTCCGTGCCCGACTACCGCATCCACGGCGTCGCCTGACATGGCAACCACCTCCATCCGCTGGGCTGCGTGCGAGCAGATCGTCACCCTTCTGCAAGCCGATCCCACCATGGCCGGCGTCACCGTCTCGCCTGGATGGCCCGGCGACAACGCAGCACCCATGGCGCAGCTCGTCTGGATCGACGAGGTCGACGGCCCCGTGTCCATCCCCGTCATGGTCGGTGGGCGCAAGGAACGCAACGACGACTTCGACATCCCGATGCAGGTGCGAGTCCTGGGCTACGGAACCCTCGACGACACCATGTCGCGGCTCTCGGAGATCGTTGCTGCAATCGAGAACGTCCTCGCCAACGACACCTCACTCGGCTCCCTCGACGGCGTCCTGTCCGCCGAGATCAGCCGTGAGCGCATGACCTCGGCGATGTTCCCAGAAGGCCCCGCCGGCTTCGCAGAAGTCGTCGTGTCCGTATCCACCCGACTGCTCTAGGAGCTCCTGTGCAGGTCACGAACACCACTGGCAGCGATCTCTACCTCGCCGCCATCCAGACCGTCGTGGCGGACGGCGACACGATCGAGGTCGACGACAACCTCGCCGAGCAGCTCACGCTGCAGGGCTGGCGCGTCAAGACCGCGAAGCGACCCACCCACAAGGCCGAAAAGGCCACAACTGAGGAGAACTGAACATGCCCCGTACTGGCATGGATGCCCAGATCGGCTACGCGCTTGAAACCACCGTCGGCACCCCGGCGACCGTGACTGCGTTCTTGCCGCTGCTGTCCGAGACGCTCGGCCAAAAGAAGACCCGCCTCGAATCGTCCGGCATCATCGCCGGCCGTCGAGTGGTCACCTCCGATCAGTGGAACGGTGGCAACGTCACCGTGTCCGGTTCGATCCAGCACGAGCTCTACAACCGTGGCCTCGGCAAGCTGTTCACCGTCATGTTCGGTGCGGTGGCCACCACCGGCTCGGGCCCCTACACCCACACCTTCACCCCCGGCGACCTGACCGGCGACGCCCTCACCATCCAGGTGGGACGCCCCGCAACCAACGGCACCGTCTACCCGTTCACCTACGCCGGCATGAAGGTGACCTCGTGGGAGCTCGCTTGCTCGGCCGGCGAGATCGCCACTATCGGCCTCGACGTCACAGGAACTCGCGAGTTCGCGTACCGCACCGTCACCGACGGCGTGACCACCTCGGGCTCGGCGACCATCACCTCGGCCACCGCTGCGTTTTCCACCGACGACATCGGCAAGCCGATCTCGGGAACCGGCATCCCGGCGAACACCACCATCTCGGCGGTCGCCTCGGCCACCTCCGCGACGCTGTCGGCCAACGCCACCGCAAGCGGCACCGGCATCACGTTCACCTTCGGCATCGCACTCGCGTCCGCCAGCTACCCGGCGAACATCAAGCCCCTCAAGTTCAACCACGCCGCCATCACCATCGGTGGCGCTGCGGTGAACGTGAAGTCGCTGTCGATCCAGGGCAACAACATGCTCAACACCGACCGCCACTTCCTCGGCTCCGCCTACATCTCCGAGTCACTTGAGATGGGCCTGCGCGAATACACCGGCACCGTCGAGGTCGAGTTCTCCGACCTGACGCAATACACCCGGTTCGTGGCCGGCACCGAGTGCGCCCTGGTCGCCGCCTTCACCTCGGGCACCGACTCGGTCACCATCACGACCAACGTCCGCTTCGACGGCACCACCCCGCAGATCGGTGGAGCTGACATCGTCAGCGTCTCGCTGCCGTTCAAGTGTGTCGCCTCGTCGACCGACGCCTCGGCGATCACCGCCGTCCTCGTCAACGGCGACGCCACGCCCTGATGGCTAGTCGTACAGGGACGACATCGGGGGCGAACGTCCTCGATGTCGTCCATGTCGACATCAAGGAGTTCCGCAAGGAGCTCCGCAAGCTCGGACCCGAGTGGCCCAAGCAGCTCGCGCAAGCCAACCGAGACATCGCCAAGATCGGCGAACGGATCTCCCAGGCTGAGGCCCGCCGCATGGGTGGCGTCTATCGCAAGGCAGCACCGGCCATCCGTGGACGTGCCAACCAACGCGACGCTCGAATCGCCATTCGCCCATCGAACTCCAAGCGCAACCCGACCGCCATGGCCAACATGGCGTTCTGGGGTGGCAAGCGCCGCACCGGCTGGTTCGCACGGCCGCAGTACGCGAGCTCCACTGCACCCCAGCATCCCGAGTGGGTCGGCAACACCTGGGACGTGGCCGATCTCAACGGTGGCCCCTACGCCATCAACGTCGCCCTGGCGCGCAATTGGGAAGACCTCCAAGCCGCCTACATGGCTGCGATCGGTCGCCTCGTCGAGCGCGCATTCCCCGAATGACCAAACCGCCAACGCTCTAGCAGGAGGGCATCATGGCAACAGCACCACGACCAGGAGCAGGCAAGCGAGCCGACGTGCGCAAGCAGGCACAGCGCGTCATCCGCATCACCGTATGCGGAGAATCCGCCACACTCTGCCCCGACAACCTCCCCTTCTCCGAGCAGATCGCAGTGCGCAAGGCGTGCGGTGGTCTGCCGTTTTCTTCGTTCTGGGGCGGTGAAAGCGTCATCGGCGAGGACTCGTTGCAGATCATGTGGTGGCTGGCCCGTCGCGCCTGCGGCGAACCGACGCTGCCACTGCAAACCGTCCTCAACGAATGGCCCGAAGTGCTGCGGCCCGAAGACTTCAACGTCGAGCTCGACGAGCCCGACGAGGGAGACACAGACCCGGAATCGTGAGGGCCAGGCTCATCGGAGCATGGCCCTCTCTGTCGCGCTTGTACGGGTTGCGTCCTTGGGACGTGTGGCGGTTGTCCATCCCCGAGCTCAACGCATACCTCGAAGACCTCGATGAGTACGCCCGCGCAAGCAGGAGTTAGCAGACCATGGCAACCAAGACGCTTGAGATTGCGATCATCGGGACCAACAAGTCCACGAAGGCGTTCAAGGAAGTCGACGACGCCGCAGGCACCACCGAGGGAAAGCTCAAGCAGCTCGGCAGCGCCATCGGTCCCGCTGTCGCAACCGCAGCCGCCACCGTCGTGGCCGGCGTCGGGTTCGCCATCAAGAGCGCCTGGTCAGCCGCCGAGGAGTCGGCGAAGATCGGACGCGAGACCGAGCGCGTACTGCAGACCACGGGCGCCACGGCATGGACGTCGGCAGACCAGGTGTCCGCTCTCGCGCAGTCGATCTCAGAGGTGACCGGCGCCGACGACGAGCTCATCCAGTCCGGCGCCAACCTGCTGCTCACCTTCACCAACGTCACCAACCAGGTCGGCAAAGGCAACGACATCTTCGACCAGGCGACGCAGCTCGCCCTTGACATGTCTGTCGCCCTCGGCACCGACATGTCGAGCGCCTCGATCCAGTTGGGCAAGGCGCTCAACAACCCGATCAAGGGCATCACCGCCCTGTCACGGGCCGGCGTGTCGTTCACCGAAGCGCAGAAGGATCAGATCACCACGCTCACCGAGTCGGGCAACCTGCTCGAAGCGCAGAAGATCATTCTCGGTGAACTGTCCAAGGAGTTCGGTGGAGCCGCCGAAGCGGCAGCCACTCCCTTGGACAAGCTCAAGGTCAAGATCGGCAACTTGCAGGAGTCGATCGGCAACGCCCTCATCCCCATCGTTGGCCACGCCGCAGACATCCTGTCCACCCTCACCGACTCGTTCATGGCCCTGCCCGGTCCAGTCAAGGCCGTCGCCATCGTGCTCGGCTCGATCGGCACCGGAGCCGCCGGCGCAGTGCTGCTGGTGTCCAAGCTCGTGTCGGTCTTCTCCGACTCGCTCAAGCCGGTCATGGACTTTGCCCGCACGCAGATCGACAACGTGGCACTTGGCATTGGAAACATGGCCACCAAGATGGGCATGTCACAAGGCGCCGCATCGAACCTCGCCTCCGGCCTGTCCTCGGCTGTCGTGCCCGCCCTCGGCCTCGTCACCGCAGCAGCCACCATTGGCTTCGGCATCTGGACGATGTACCAGCAGAGCCAAGCGTCCGCCGCCGCAAAGGCCAAGGAACTCACCGCAACGCTGGATGAGAACACCGGTGCAGTCACCGCCAACACCAGATCGTTCATCGAGAAGCAGCTCACCGACCGCAATCAGATCGACAATCTGAACAAGGCCAAGATCGGCCTTGACTCCTACACCGCCGCCATCGGCGACAACAGTCACAAGATCGCAGCCAACCGTGGCGAGATCCTCGAAGCAACCATCGGACGCAAGGCAAGCGAACGATCGCAGGATGCCATGGTTGCCAAGCTGCGTGATGAGGGTGGTGCACGCAACGAGCTCATCGCCACGCTCATCGAACAGAAGGCCCTTGACGCCGGCTTGCTCGACTCCATCATTGAACAGAGCAGCGCGTACGACAAGAACATCTTCACGTTGCAGAACAAGGTGACGCAGCAGGCAATTGCTACCGGGGCGAATCAACTTGAAGCGCAGGAGGCAGCCAACGCAGCAGCCGCCAACAAGCGTCACGCCGATTCCATCAAGGAAGTCGCCGACGAGCTGCGTGCCCAGACCGATCCTTACTTCGCCGCGTTCCGCAGCCAACAGCAGCTTGCCGAAGCGCAGGCAAACAAGGTCAACCAGGACGGCAGCAAGAGCGAAGCCGACAAGAAGGCGGCGTGGATGGCTGTTGCTCAAGCTGCGGTCGCCTACAAGGGCGACCTGCTTGATCTTGACCGAGCCGCCAAGGAGTCCGGCGCAACCGGTACGGCGCTCACTAAGCAGCTTGACGACCTCGCTCAGTTCGGCCTCGACACCACCAGCCAGTCGGCCAAAAACGCCACCGGCGATCTTGTCGGACTTGGTCGCACCGCAGATGACGTCGGCAAGAAGGCCGTCGCCATTCCGGTCACCCTTGAGATGCGAGAGGTGCAGCGCCGACTTGATTGGCTCCGTGCCCAGGTCGATCCGGCAACGGGCACGATCGGACTCGGCGCCATCTGGGAGATGCAGTACCACGCCAAGGGTGGCTTGGTCTCCGACGGCATGTTCATGGTCGGCGAACAGGGCCCCGAGATCGGCGTGAAGTCCGGCTCGAACGTCCGCATCTTCTCCAACCCCGAATCGCAGAAGATCCTTGCGCAGCCGCGAGGTGACACCCACATCATCGTCAACGTGGACACGAACGCAGATCCCAACGAGATCGCGCGCGCCGTCTACTGGAAGGCACGGGTGACCGGCTAATGGTCGACTGGACGTTCATCTTCAACGGCCTCACCGTCGGCGGCAGCGGTTCTCCGTACAACATCACCAAGATGACCGGCTTCCACGACGCGCCCGACGTGCGG